GGCGTTGGCCTCAGACTTGAGGCGCTTTTTCTTGAGGTTCAAACGCCGATCACGAGAAAACGCCAATTGCGCGTCAAGCGTCAAATCCTGATTCGCCCGACGCTCAGTCTCCGCCGTAATGGCGCCGGCCGAGCCCGTCGCCGGATCGAGCATCCGCGCCGCGAATGTCGCCCGTTGCGACGCCACCACAGCCTCAAAATTACGGGCTCGCTCCAATTGGCTTTTGGCGGCAGTCAGCCCTTCCTCTTGGCGCTGCAATTCAACTTCGCGCGCCTCACCCTTTTTCTGTCCAGCCTCAGCAAAACCCGAAACAATCGAGCCAATGCCGCCGATAACCAGGCCCGCCACCGCCGCCCACCCCATCAGGCAATCTCCATCGCTACGGACTTAATCACAGCCGCGCCCGGCGCGTCGTTGTAAATTTCTATGCGATCATTATCCCCGGCACCCAGCAGACCCACGCGCCGCGTTCCGTCCAATGGCGTTGGCGCTTGCTGAAATTCCGTGTTGCCAAAACGGCGCGGCATGATTTTGCGACCGACCGTCACCGATGGATAGCGCCGCACCCGCGCGCCAGTCATGCCTTGCCCATTGATATGCACCGCGACAATCCGTTGAATGACGCCGGCATTCGAGCCCGAGCCCTGCTCATCGAACGTCTGTCTATGCGTCACCAACCGCCAGCGCGGCATAAACCCTACTTCAATCTCGCTCGCCGCGCTTTCGAGATATACAAAACCGCCTGTCACCACATGCTCGCCCGCGTCATATCCATCCGCGATCACGCGCACCAGCTCGCCCTCATTCGTCCCGCCAACATTTATCGCGGTATCCGGCGCGCCGAGCGAAATTTTCTTGGATCGATCCAGCTCATAGTTTTCATCGGCGACCTCGAGCGAAAACTTGGTCACGCCGTTGATTTCCCGCCGAACCACGAAGTACGCCGTTTCGCCGACCACGCAGCAATCCAGCACTTCATCCACCTCACGCACCAGCCATTGCGTCCAGCCCGTCACCTCTTGCCCGCGAAGCGTAGACAGCACGGCCACAGTGCCGTCATCCATCGGGACAAAAACATGATTTGAGCGCCGCCCAGCAACCGCGCTCCGCAGCGCCAGGCGCTTAGGCCCAGAAAACAAATGACCAGCCAACAGCGAAAGCTCTATGCCGACATACCCCTGCCGCGCTTCCTGAAATTCGACTTCGATCAATGCTTGCTTGACGCCATCGACCGCCCGCGACAGATACGCGACCGCGCCCTCAAGCCGGATTGGCCGCACTTTGGCAGCGCCGATATGGTGATGCGCTTTCAGCTCCGCCGTTTCCGGCGTTAGCTTGTTCGCCCCGGTCGCAAACAAGCCGCCAGAAGTCGTGCAAAGCAGATTATCCGCGCCGATCAAACCCACGATTGGATTCGCGGTTTCCGAAATCGGCCGCATGATGATCGCTTCATCGTCAAGCCCGGTCCCGGCGTCGAAGTCAAACAACGGCCCCGACTTACCGCCCCAAACCGTATCTTCCTCACTTGGCGATCCGCCGAACCAAAGCCGCGCTTGATGCAGCGCCACAGTGCGCGGATACCCGCGACGCTTTGACCAGGCTTGCTCTTGGTTCTGGCGGTCCAGCGTCCACTCGCCAGCCGGTATCGCCGACGCATCAATGAAATCGCTTGTTATGTCGATGGTGATTTGCGTCGATGAAACAAAACTTGCAATCGTGGCCGTGCCGCCCGCGCCGTCGATAACCCCGCCCACATCTTCCACCACAAAAAACGCGCTGGCGGCGGTTAGCGTGATTCCAGTTCCGGTCGCGGCCGCAGGCGTGATAGCCGTCAAGCTTTCTGGCGACCGCGTAAAATACCACTCACCCGGCGCCAGCGCCGCCGTCGAATCGAAAGCGTCGATTACAATCGCGTCCATGTTTCGCGTGTTTGTGAACGCCGTTAGGCGCGCCGCGCCGCCGCCGCCAACCACAACACCGCCAACGTCGGGACCATGAAACCAATCGCCGCCCGAAACATTGGCGACAATCGAGCCCGTCGTGGCGCTTGGGTTTAACGTGACCTCTGGAAATACCCGGCCAAACGAGCCTTTCGGCGCGGTCTCAATTGGCAGATTTTCAACAAGCCAATCATCATCTTGTCCACGACGGAAGATCCGTTGCGGCCGATAATCGCCATGCGTGGCGATCACCGTGTCCTCTGCTTGCGCCCATTCCAGAACCGCCAAATCCGCCGCGACCCAGGGAGCCGCGCCGTCGAAAACTTCCACCTCATCTTTGAACACTCGCAACCGAACGTCCGTCAGCAACAGCAAATAGCGGTCTTCCGTTGACCGCTCCATGTCAATCAGCCGAAATCCATCCTCGAGCGCCAGGCTATCCAGAACATGCCGCAGCCCTTCGCGCTGGAACATTTGGCCGCGCGGGCTCAGCGTGAGGTTTTCTCCGATCAAACAGGTCCGCCGGAATAAATCTAGGTCGCGCCGCGCGTCCGCCTCCGGGTCCATCGACCCGCCCGAAAACGCCACTTGCTCAGTCGTGCGCGTCATGGCCGCATCCCAGAAATCGGCCCTTGCGACGCTTCAACCAGGCCGTCGCCCGACTGATCAATAAACATCGCCTCGCGCTTTAGTGTCCGCGACAGCGCATCCAGCCGCCCCGCCAGCGTCGCGCTTTCCCGCAGCGGCATCGCCAAATCGGCAGCCAGACGCGCCGACAGCCAGTCCGTGAAATACTCGGGCATCTGCCCTTCCTGTACATCGTAGGTATACAAAATCGCGAGCGTTTCGGTCATAACGGCAATGCGGCCCTCACGCATTGCCCGCCACCGCTGGCCGACGCCAGGCGTAGAAACGCCGTGAATCTTGATTGTATCCGCCGGTTGCTGAAACAGATTTGCCCAAGGATAAGGCGGCTCCACCGATAAAGGCGGTCCCAAGTCCTGATCCGTCGTCGCCCAGGTCCAACTATGCGCCGCCAGGCATGACCGCTTGAGCATCGGATACATAATTCTGGCCGCGTCCGCCGACGCCGTTTCATCCTCGAATGACGATATTGGATCGAGGCCGAGCCTGATCATCGCCAGGTTTACGACCTCGATATCAGACGCCGCCATGCGAGCCCCCTTTTATTCCGTTGCGCCATCCAGCTTTGCCGGACCCGCCGTTTCTTGCGTCGTTACGCCCAAGTCGTCTAAACTCGCAGCCAGGGAATGCAGCTTGACTTCAATGGTCCCGATCTTGTCACCATAGGACCGCGCCGCATCGAGCGCCGCCTGCACGTCTCGCGACGCCTTTTGCCTTGATCCGCCCGGTTTGCCGCTTTCCCAGACAACGACCACGCCGGCAGCCGGCGAGGATTCCGACACCCGGCCAAACGTCAGCTCCACCGCCCTTTCAAACGGCCGGCACGTCACCATCAATCCATCGCCGACATTGATCATGGATTGCAGGCCGGAAAAGAACCCATCGCTTTCGACCGTTTTTGCCGGATGAACCGTTTGCAGCGTCCACATTTGAGTGTTGACGCCAAGCAATTGCAGATCGTCGCGGTCAAGGTTCAACCTAATATTGTCAGCCATAATGCTCTCCGGTTAGTTGGCGTTTCGACAATCTGGCAGCGCCGGCCGAAGCCCGCGCCGCCAGATTGCGCGCTACGTCAATTCAGCCGCTAACTGACAGCCGCGCTAAATGGCGTCGCCTCGGAACCGCCCGACTGGGTAAGCTCCGCACGCACGCGCCAAATACCCGACGCCGTATCCTCGAATTCGACGATATCGCCCGCCACGCCACCGCGCGCCGCCCCCTCCATCGTCACCCCGATCCATCGTTCGCATCGGCGTTCCAAGTGTAGCCGGTCGCGCCCTCAACATCGGTATCCGCGCCGAACGCCAAGCCTTGAAAGGAATCGGACGCGCTGGCGGCGCTGATCGTCGTCGTATTGGACGAAATCGTTGTGCCGACAACAAAGCGATACTTATCGCCCGAGCCCGTCGCCGCCGGAAGATCAACGGCAATACCAGCAGCATTTTCAAGCGAAATGGTCCGCCCGCGATGCGCCGCCGTCACCGTCAACGTCGAAGCCGTCACCGACACCGGCGCAGCCGTGTTGACCTCTTTAACGGCAATATCCGTTGCCGTCCGCGTCACCAGATACAAGCGAATTTCCGGCGTGCCGGCGGCATCGACCATTGCGTGAATCAGATCGCCCGTTCCTGCGGTAAACCGTTTGTAATCCGCATCGAAATAGCCATCCGCTTCGACAACGCCCGCGTCATCATCGGTCGCATAAAAATGCCGCGCGAAGAACGCCCCCACACCAGCCGACGCCGGCACCGCGCCGAAGTCGCTGATCAAACCGTGATTATCGTAACTCATCTTTCTCCAACCTTTCCCGAACGGACCTAGCCGCTCAAACCGTTATCGCCAGGCGCCCGATCAGGATTCGACGCAGCGAATTGTTTGCACGCCGGCGGCCTGAATAAGACAACCGCCCATGCTCATAGCGCCGACAATCGAATAGCCCTGAAGCATATTCTCCCAGTCCGTCGTAACCCGAGCATCAAGCGCGCTGGCGACGCCAGCCGCGTTGTGATTCCAGACATGACAAAGCCGCTTCGTGTCGGAAAGCGTCAGCCCTTCAAAGGTCATCCACTGGACGCCGAGCCAAGGCTTCACCTCCGCGTCAACGAACGGCAGCCGATCCGCGCCGACATAATCGGCGTTTTTGAATTCCTCAATCTCGAGCAATTCCGCCCACTGCGTCGTATCGACCAGCCCGTACATCTTGCCGGGACGCCAGGCTTTGGCGTCTTTCAGGTTTTTGACGGCGGCAATGGCCTTCGCTTTGGTAAACCCGCCGGTTGCCGCGCCGGCAAAGTTCGCATTCGTATCCAACGCCCGAACCAGCGTTTCATCGGCTTCACGGCCGAGCGCCAACGCAATCGTTTCGGCGACAGCGGCGCGCTCGTTATGCTCGACCTTCAATTCATCAAGATCATCCACGACCTCAGCGCCATAACTATCGACCAGCGTGCATTCAACAGGCGTGTGATCGAGGTTCAGCCGCCTAACCGTGCCGCCGCGCGTTTTCGGACCAACCGAGCCCGAACCGATTTTCTGGAACGTCGTGGACTTGCCTGTGACGTTTTCTTTGCGGCGCGACCACGCCTTGAGCTTTGCCCCCTCGCGCTGATAAATCAGCTCGATTTCGGATTCAAATTGCTTACTGAATGCTTGATCTATCTGTCCCGGCATCTCTCTGCCCCTTTCTGCAAAACCATGTGGCTTTGGGGCGAGAATCCGGCTCTAAACCGGGTCGCTCCGTTTCCGGCTATCGTACCGGCTGACGGGTCGCTAGGCGGGTCCGACCAAGGAGAATCCGCGTAGCGCGGAGCATTTACCGCTTCCGCCTGGAAAGCAACCAAAAAAAAACGGCCGGTTTTAGCCGGCCGTCAAGGGGAGGAAACAGCCGCCGATAGGCAGCTACCCGTCAGGATACAACGCTTTCCACCCCGCAGTCACTTCATCCTTGTAAGCTTTATCCGTTCGATATCGCTTATCCTTCATCATTTCCTTTAGCTCAGCCTCGGTCTTGATCGATCCAGACTGCCCGCCGCCGTTGCCAGCGCCCGGCGCGGATTGCCCCGCCGGCCTCCGCAGATAATCCAGCAGGCGCACGCCAGCCTCCGTCCGCGTGATGTTTGTCAGCAGGCTTTCAAAATTCGGCGCTTCCTCCGCCGTAAAAACCTGATCTTTGTACGCCCGTTGCAGCACCCCGCCGAAATGGCTTTGCACGCCCCTGGACACATCGCCCCATTTGTCACCGTAGAATTTCCGCGCCTTTTCGCCTTCCTGCTCAAAGACTTTCTTTTCAGCCGCGAAATATTGACTAACGAGCTTGTCATGCTCCGCCTGGTTAAGCCCCAGCTCTTTGAAGCCTTCGCGTGACAACTCATAAAACGGATCGTCATCAGGGATTTGAACCCCCTCCGGCAGCTCATATTTATCCGGCGCAACCCGCGTTCCCCCCGCCTGGGCCTCGGTCAAAGCCGCCTTTGTATCGCGCTGGGATTTCAGCAGCGCAGCTAGATTTAGCTTACCGTCTTTCAGAAATTGCTTAGGCGCTTCGACGCCTTCTGGCAGTTGGATAAACGCATCCGCAGCCCCGTCGCTTCCGCCATTTTGATCACCGCCAGCATCAGAAGCCCCATCACCGCCAGCAGCAGCATCGTCACCGCCAGCACCGCCGCCATCGTCTCCACCACTTCCAGCATTCTTACCTCCCATTGCCGTACCAGAAAAATTCAGATCGTCAGCGCCGCCGCCGCCGCCCTCATTTTCCGGCGCCAGCACTGCATTTGCGATAAACATCAGTCTTCACTCCCTTCCGTTATATCGGCAGCCTCGATTGAAACCGCCACCATTTGATCGATCCGCGCCAACAGATCATCGCGCCCGCGAAGATACAGCGCGAGATTCGCCGCGCCCACCCACGCCTCACCCTCTAGATTCGACATTCCGAATTTTGGCGAAAGCTCTTGCTTCAAATCATCCAGCGCCCGCCGGCCGCTCGCTCCCGCAAACGCCGTCGCCAGAAAACCACGCAGGCGTTTTTGCCGATCCGTCAGCCCCATCACCGCCCCATCATCCGCCATTCGATTCTGCACCTCCCTGTTGCACCAACGCCGTCACCACCGGCGATTGGCCGGCTTGCGCCACCGCTTGCGTTTCCGTTTCTTGATCAGTAATCACCTTTCGCGCTTTTTCATCACGCAGCAATTCGGATGGCACCCTTTGACGCCGCAGCGTGTACTCCGCCGCCCTCGGCAGATCGACGGCCAGACGCACCGCTTCCGGCCCGTAAACCTCGACAGCGCCAGAGATGCTTTCGTTCATTTCATTGACCTCTCGCCGCGCCGCGAACGCCGCTAATGGCGACCAGGGAAACGCTCGAATTGGCGACTTTTGCCCCTCGATCGACAGGTCTTCTATGGCGCCGCGATCCATCAATATCGCATCGACCGCTTCCGCGAACGGCACAACGAATTCCAGAAACACCCGCGCGCGCGGCGGGCTTGCTTTGATGTTGTCAGACGCCGCACGGATCGAAACTTCACGCGCCGACATGCGGCCCACGTCTTGCCGATCCGGCAGCGGCCGACGACGCAAAGCGCGCTGCACCCGGTCCCTCAAATCATTGACGGCAAAATCCGCCAGCCGCACATCGCTTTGCGTGTCCAGCCGCTCCATTCGACCGCCTTCATTGCGCGGAATGAACGTCAATTTTGAGAATTTCAGACGCGACAAATCTGGAAAGCCCCAGGCGTCATACTGATAAACGCCGGCAAGCGCGCGATCCGCAGCGTCCAGCATTTGCGACGACGCTTGATTAAGAGACTCAGCGTCCGCCGCCGCCCGCATCATGTACGGACCCCAGCGATATTGAGCGCCGGGCAGACGGTACTCCCCAAAAATAATCCAACGGCTCAGCGTGCTTTTTTCATCGAGCGCCACATGCCCGCCGGCTTCCTCCACAACAATACGATCACGCTTGCCGTTTTCGCGCGTCAGCCACGCCTCGATCACGCCAATCCGCATCACAGTCGCCGAACCGCTTTGCTCCGCCGCCAACGCTTCTTTGAATTTCATCGACCAGTCGGCGTCGCGGAACGTCGCCGCCATTTCAACCGGCCGCAAGAAATAGCGCCGATATACATTTTGCGGCATACCCCAGTCGTCATGGTCCCAGACCAGGCTATCAATTCGCGCAGCAGATGCAGAAATCCAGCGCCGGTCATCCGGCCCCGGCTTGATCAGAACCGCCCCAGTCGAAACCGCCGCCTGTAAAAATGCAGTCGGCAGCTCCGCATCAATATTTGAATGGTGCGCGATGGCGTCAAACGTCAAATCCGCCCGCGCGCTCAGCAATGACTCCAACTGTTGAATCACCACCCCACCGCCGTCGCCCTGCTTCAATTCGAGCCGCAGCGCAGGATCAACGTCATAAAGCAACCACCGCCGCCCGGCCGGCGCGGTATCTGACAGCAGCTCGCCAGCATAATCAGCCACCGCGTCCGCCGGGCGATTATCCTTGATTCCCGCGAGCGGATGGCGATTGGCGGTTACGTTGGTTTCCTCAAATAATTGCCAACCAGGCAGCGCCAAATGGCAGGCGTCCCGCAACACCCCGCGCTCCGCCGACGCCGCCGCAATCCGCGCGTTATAGCTCGACACAACTTCGCTGGCCTTAATCATCCTAATGTCTCCCGACCCGCGCCCGTTGCGCCCGAAAAGGACAACAACCCGCGACCACTTCCTTGCGCCGCGAGCCGCGCCCGCCGCGTTGCGCCCTTGGCCCTTTCTTCCGTTTCCCGCTTTTCTTGCTCGAGCGCCAGGCGGTCCGCCTCAATTTCAGCCGTCCTGGCTCGATCCTCGCCCGATAATTTCGGCCCGCCAAATATCCCCTTACCCATCCGCCCGGCTCCTTAATTCCGCATAGAGTTGATCTGGAAACACGACCCACGGCCGCACCATTCCAATAAGCCTTTTCACGTCCGCGACGCACGGCGACCCCACAAGATGCGGCAGCCAATCCAGTCGCCGCCCGGCCTCACGCTTTGGCCAAACATCGACCGGCTCCCAGCCTCTTTCTTTCATGCGTTCCCGCAGATCGCCCGCCTCCCCAAAGCTAACGAACCGCACCAAAACGCCGGTATCGTATGGATCGAGCCCAATCCAGCCCCACGCCGCGCCCGCGTAAATCCAAAGCTGCACATGCACAAATCGTTGCACGCGCGGAGGACACCACCACGGACGCCGGACCGCCGGCAAAGCCCCACGAAAGCCGGCGATCATCGGCGGAAAATTCTCCGCCGCGCTCATTGTCGAACGGCCCAGTCCGATTGAATGACAGACAGGTTCGCCGCCGACCGTATTGGCTCCGAAACCGCCGCCTCATAGCCGCCTAGATCGAGCGCCGCGTATTGATCCGCGTCCGCCGGATGCGTCGCCGGATGCCGCTTGTCGATTTCATCCGTGAATTCACCCGGCCGGCCCGGCATTTGCTTGTAGGAATATTCCGACAAATACGCCTCTTGCAGCAGCTCGCAGCTTGGGTTGAGAACATACGCCTCAGTCTGTCCGTCGATCCGACGCCGAATGGATTCCCGCACCGCCTCTTGACGGATCAGCGGATCATTCGTCGGCGCGGCCCGCACCTGGAAACCCAGCTTTGCCGCCACCATCCGGCGCCAGCTTTGATCCTCAGAATGCTTGTTCTTTTCGCCCGCCGTCGCCGCCGGATCGCATCGCGCTCGAATTCCGCGCTCAGTGAACATATTGGCTTTTGCGCCCGCTCGCGCCTGGCGCAGATGGACAGGGAATTTCTCACCAAGCCAGGCCACGACCCGCTCGCCAAACTCGTTTGGCCCAACCACGCCCGGCACCAGCTCGCCCAATGTCCGCTTTTGCCCATTCGGCATCACCTGGCGCACGACCGCCGCTGGCGTGCCGCCCGCGTCCATTCCCAAGGTTATTGGAATTTCTTCCTCGGCTTCCAGCTCATAGCTTGAAACATGCTTCTTTTCTGAAAACACCTCATACACCGGCTTGCCATCGCGGCGCGGCCCGTACTCGTTTTCGATCATGCGGCGGATCAAGTACGGATCGCGAAGCAGCGCCGTTTGAATGACGTAGTAATTTCGACCGCCGGGCAGATTTTCCAGATTTTCCGCCCCAGGATCGAAGCCGCCAGGCTGAACAAACATCCGATAAGGTGGGATATCCGGCACGCCAGCAATCACGTCTTCACTCACACCCATCGCCCGCAGCTTCTCAGCGAGCGTCACCGCCTTACCATGCGCCACCCGATAGAGGTAATTCGTTTTTGGCGGGGAATTGTAATCAAGCGTTATGCCCGACAGGAAGACGCCAGGCGGAGTCTCGAAGTTTTTGGCGCGCTCCCGCGTCGGCGGATAGCGTTCAAGGCGTTGCGCGCACCAGCCAATCAAATCCTCGGAAAACAAATCCGCCTCAGTCAGCATCCAGCTCGTAGTTTCCAGGCCGCGCGCGAACGCCTCCGCCGTCCTGTCACCCACGGCCCGAAACCACAACTCGAATTCGACAGGCGTTCCGGTTGGATCGTTCCATCTGATTTTATGGCTTGTGCCGCCGACCCGCCGCCCTTGTTAAATTCGCCGATTGTCGCTGGCACAATCCCCAACCAACTCGGAATCGCAGTGTCCGCGAGCTTTGGATATGTCAGACCGACACAAACCAGCCGGTATCGCTTGACGCCATCCACCGGCGACTTTGGCTGGATCATCGCCCATTGGATATGCTTCATAAACGACGTAGTGGTTTTACCGCCGCCGACCGGCCCACGGATTCCAGTGAACGGCTGGAAGCAGTGCAGAAATTGCGCCGATACCGGCCCCGGCGGTTGCCATTCTTCAAAACCCAGACCCGCCATTTACCCGCACCCCTTTCCCCGAAGTGTTATCAAATTTCGCAAAAAAAGCCAGACAAGCCCCCCCCATACGCAAAGGTCGATTCGCTGGGGGGAACCTCGCCGAGCGAAGGGCGCCCCCCTTCGCGCGCGTAGAATAGCGCATACGCGCGCGATAAGAATGCCGCGCGCGCATGTGGAAACAGATCGACCGAGAAACGCCGAACCCCTGGCGCCGAGACGGACGCCGACTGATTCGCAATCAGTTCGACAGGCAGACGAAAGCTGAGCGTTTCCAATGCTTTACCTGTCTTCGGTAGACTTTCCATCGGTAGACTTTCCACTTTCAGAATTCGTAACCTCTTGATATTGCTCGCCTTTCATAAGCTCGAGCGGCGGCGCCAACATTGGCTTGCCACCGCTTGCCGCCTCGATCATCGCCGCCATGCCTGGCGACACCATCATAAAGATCGACGCATCACCCGCCCCCTCGACCCTCACCGCTTGCGCCTTGCGTTCATGCCGATACTTGGCGACCTCACCCGCCGCCGACGCTTGGAGCCTCACCACGTCCAGCGGAGCACAGCGCCAGAGCCGCGCCAGCTCCATCGTGTCCGCAGTGTAGAGCGCCGACAGCGTGACGAGCGGCGACTGGAAACGCCCGCCCAGGTAATCCTCCCAATCGCGCGTTGATCTATTTTTAGACCCCGCTGGACGACCAGGCGCACGCCGCGCCGCCACCGATCCGAACAGCTCCGGTTCAGCATCCGCCGCGCCGTCATCCTCGCCGACGCCATCCGCCACCGCCCGCGCCACAGCGCCGGCCATGCCAGCAGCATCAAGCGGAGGCGCGCCGTCGTCATCGCTCGCCATGTTTCTTCCCCTCAATCAATTGAGAATTATTTATTTGCAACCACCGCATAAAAACCCCTTGACAAGCCACATGCGGCGGCCACATATAACCACCACCGGAACACCCCGGCAGCAACCGCAATGGAGAACCCAGACCATGAGCAAAACCCGCCGCGATCTTGCGGCCTTCAAAAATCGCATCCGCGAGAACGCCGACAGCGATTGGCTTTGGTCCATCCTGGCGCACGAACGCACCGCCCGCTTTGAGCATTGGACGCCGACGCACGCCGCAATCGTTGAGGCGGAATTGATCAATCGTGGATATCATATGCCCGCCGCCACCCGCACGCCCACACTCGCGCAGGCGAACACCAGTTTCGCTAATGCGCTTTGGACGTGCCGCCGCGCCCGCCGCTTTCCTGAAATCTACCCCGCCGGCCAGGTTCATCGGTCGCTTGCCAGCATGGCCCGCCACCGCCGCGAATTCCAAGCCGCCATAGCACGCCGCGCCGCGCGTGACGCCCGCCGCGCCTGTCACGAAGCCGCCGCCGAGTGACGGACGCCAGAGCGCCAGGCCGAACCGCCTGGCGCTCGAGCGTCCGCCACCTGGCGCGACGATCACCGACCAATAGGAGCTTGGACCATGACCACCGACCCGCAACGCTTGCCGCTCAGCACCCGCCCGCCGCGCATAGCGGCCCGCTTGTCCGCCGACGCAACCCCAATTTGGATTGACGAGAACGAGCCAGGCTATCGCGTAGCGCCCGCCACACTCGAGCCGAACGATTGGAACCGAGCGCGCGGGATCACCCTGGCGCACATCGAAGCCGCAATTGCTGGCAGCATGTTCGGATGGACTTGCCCCGCCGCCGATCCGCGACAGCACGCCCACGCCTGGCGCTTGCCCGCGAAGCCGCCCAGCAACCGCCACTAGGCCAGGAGCCCAGACGATGACCACCACCACCGACGCGCCGCGACCTGGCGCACGCTTCCGCGCCAGCCTTGCCGCGCTCGAGCTGAACCGCGCCGAGCTTGGCCGCATCGCCGAACGCCTGACCGGCGATCCGGTCCCCAGGCGCACGCTCGATTGCTGGCATGACGGCGACCACCCGCCGCCCGCAATCGCGCTTGCATGGCTTGCCACCCTGGCGCTTTTACCGTTGGCCCAGCGAAAGCAGCTCGCTAGGCGACCATCGAAACCCAGGAAGCCGCGCGGATATCCTCGCATCAATTAAACCTCGCGCCTGTCACAGCCCGCGCCAGTCAACGCCGCTTGCATAGCGTTGACTGGCGCGTTGACTGTTTTATTCAATCGCCTCTTATACTTACCTTCCCAAATCAACAAATCAACAAAACACAACAACAAGACTACACGCGCGCCCGCGCGAGCGCATACATATAGGCGAGCGCGCCGTGATCCGTTGACTTGTTGATTTACCGGCTTAACAGATTGAAAACGTGACGTTATTTTGTCAACGGAACTATCAACGGCCAGCCGGCCAGCGTTGACAGCATGAATTCCTAAACCCTCAATTGTCGCTTTCACCTTATCCGCAGCGCGGATGCTTTTCAATATCCAGGGTTCGAGGGAGAGAGCGGAGGCAGCGCGCGGCCGGATCGCTTCACCGCCGGCCTCGAGCGCCGCGCGCGAAATCACGGCCGACCACGCTTATCCAGCTCGCTAACCGCGTCGTCCCCCAGCACCTCTCCAAGCGGCAGCAGAACGAACCGCGCTTTCGTGCCGCCGAACGTCGTAGAGTTTCCGCCCGCCTCCGCGCCCGTCACCCGGCCGAGCGCCTGGCGCCAGACCCCGACCGACCCCGCCGCCGCGCCCCACTTTGTCCGCTCGAATAGCTTGGCGAGCCCCACATGGTTATTCGCCACCGCCACCGCGACCGCCCGACGCGGCGCGCCGCCCGTTTCAATCCGTATCCCGAGCGCCGCTAGTGTTTGCCGCGCGGATCGAATCTCATTTTCCTCGGGCGCCAGATCGCCGCCTTCATCGTCCGCCGCCGCCAGGCCACAGCCTTGCGTCAAGAGCTGACCGACCGTCCGTTGCGCGCCGCCCCGAAACGCCTGGACTGGCGACGACAGCAGAAACGCCAAGCAATCTTGCCAGTCCGACGTTTGCGAATCGCGCTCGACCCGCGTTGCCTCGACCACCGCCGCCGCCCGTTCCGCGACAATCTCCCGATCATCGGCCGACCACTCGAATCTCAGCAGATCGCTAACCGCCCACAGAGTCCCATATTGATCCGCGCCGCGACCGGATAGCCCGCGCTCCGCCAACGCTTCGCGGTATCTATCCAGCGTTTCATCAAACCGATGCCACTCTTGCATCAACCGCGCCCGCAACAGCCCGCCCATCCTCGACATGCGGCGCGGCGATAGGCTTGGCGCGCTTGTGCCTTCGAGCGGCAACAACTCTAAGATCGCGATCCGTTGTCTATCCTGGGGTTGAAGGGGAGGAACGAGGATCGAACTCGCTAAGAATGACGAGCGCGCCGTGAATTGCGATCCGACATGATCCGCGCCGCCGCGCAGCACCAACCCGCCCGAAGACGACTGGCGCACCAGCTCAATAATCCGCTCGACCGCCCGATTGTCCGCGCTTGGCTCGACTTCATCGAGCGCGACCCCTAAGCAGTCATGCTTGAGCGTTTGCCATATGCCCGCCGCCGTCGCGTTCGTGGCCCGCACCAGCCAGCCCTCGAGAACCAGGCCGAGCAGGCGATGCAGCGTCGATTTACCCGTCGCCGCGTCACCCGTCAGCCAGAGCGCCGGGCGCCACTCCAACGCCGCGCCCAACACCGCACACCCCATCCACCCAAGCAGCAAATCAGGATCGACCGACCGCGCCCAATTCCACTTGCTTAGCAGCTCATTCAGATCGTCGCCGACCGACGCCAGCGCCGCCACCGTCGATGGCGCCGGCACCGGCGCGCCTGCCGCGTACACATGCGGATGATACAATCCTGGCTCGCTAGGATCACCATCGGACCAGTGAATTGAATCGCCGCAATTCAACACCAGCTCGCCCGCCGGCCCACGCCACCCGCCACGCCCGCGCAGCATTTCAGCAGGATCGAACAGCCCGCGATTAGAGCAAGCGACCGTCAGCGCCTCGCTCGCCTCATTATTTTTCCATCCTGTCACCTCCCCCACTTTATTGAACGACGGCCAGACCAATCGAAGCTCGTTCGCCCGGTTGCCAAACAGGCTTTGGATACCCAGTCGCGTCATTTCCTTGTATCCCATCGCGCGGAATTGCCGGTTTGCGTCGATAAAAAAATACACGCCGCCCAATGTCCCGAGCGGCGCGCATGGCAGTTGCTTGATATCCTCCGGCCGCGCCCCATCACCACCGCCGCCGTCCACATTCTCCCGTTCTGAAAACGCCTTGCCTATTGCATTACGACCTTTATCGCCCGCCATTATTTTTTCCCCGGTTCAGGTAAATCGACCAGCAGCGGCCGCAATAGCTCAACAGTTTTGAAATTTGGATAACCGGCTGAGACCACATGCAGCTGCATCCACCGCTCCCCCGGCAGGCCAAACGTCTCGACAACCTCGCGCACCTCCGCCTGCGTTGGCGCTTTGACTTGCAGATGAACCCGGCCGAAGCCGATCCGCGCACAACTCAAACGCTCCCAGCCAGGTATAATCTGCGCGATAACACGCACAACCGCGCGCCCCCTTGACGCCGGCAGCTCGAACGATACAGAGCCAAACTCCGCGCCGCCGCCTGTCCGAAACGGCCGCAGCGTTGGGCAGTTAATGTCCTTCATGTCTCGCCCTCCGGCTCGCGCCACCGTTGTTGCTCCGCCAGCCGCGCCGCCCGGCGCGCCAGAAACTCTAATTGATTGGCGTCCAACGCCTTCGCCGCCACGGTCTTCCCGTCCCGGTAGACCTCGAGCGACCCGCCGCCAGGCGCTTCGATCAAACGCACGAATAGCCCCTCTTGTGGGATTAACGTCGCCGCCATCAGTGCATCCTCCCCAGCTCAGGCAGGGAGCCGTCTCTGCCACCGCACAGCTCACCGAACTGTTTGACCACCACCCCCACCAACGCGGCTTCCACTGCCGTGAAGTCCGGCCCAGTGCCGAGTATCCGCGACAGATGCCAAAGCGATTCAGTTATCGCGTCAATCGACGCCTCGACGCCAGCCGTCACGTCATCGCCCGGTTTCGCCGCCGCAAGATCACCCAAGACAACCGCCATCCGACGCCGCGCCTCACAACACCGCGCGCACTCACATTGTTCAGCCACTACAGCACTCCCTTTTCAGCTAGATTGAACAAATCATTGAAATCCTTAACCCCGGCAGGCGGCAGCGCCAGCTCCACTTCGCGCCCCATTTCCACATGCCGCCGCGCCGCTTGTTTGAGCTGGCGCTGATCCGGGTCCGTCACTTCATCGTTATCCCCGGCCAGGATCACCGTCCGAATCTCGCGCGGCAGCGCCGCCGTTCCCAGATTGCCAGCCGATACCGTCGCCGCGACCCGTTCTTTCGGGCGCGACAGCGCAATCGCCACCGCATCCTCAATGCCCTCGGTCAAAACGATCCGGTCCCCCTCAAGCGGCGACCGGAATGGACGGCCCGTCGCTCCGCGAGAGATAGGCACGACGCCAGAACGCACCGGCCCTATCGACAGTTTGGAATCGAGCCCATCCCGTTTCTTGTCATAGGCTTTCTTCACCTGACCATCAGCGCCGACGCGCAGATAAATCCTATGACACGCGAACAGAGAATCCGGCCGCGACAATGCAGCCACCAACACCGGCAGCACCTCGCCCGTCGCGGTATAGGTATCCGCCGCGATCACCCGCAGCGCGCCAGGCAGTCGCTCGAGCCCAGCCAGATCGAGCCCGCGCCCCAGGAAATACCGCCAGCCCGCGTCGCCTGGCGCGATAGGCTTTCCCGACAGCCACATTGCTTTAGCCCAGGCCGACCGCTTGGCCACAGCATCGTCACCCGCCACCACGCCGCGCGCGCCAGGCCGCGACGCCGCTGGCGGCTTGAACGCCACCGGGTCACGGCCGAGCAGCACCCGCGCCCTATCGAACGTCGCCCGCCAGTCGCCGCCCTCTTGCGCGTTGATCGCCGCCAGCAAATGTCCGCCCTCGCCGGAGTAGTGGTCATACCAAAGCCCGCGCTTAGGCCTTTCGATATCCACCATCAACGAGCCTTGGTTTTTGTGAGCGTTGCCGAACACATCGCCCGTCCGCCACCGGCGCAGGCGCGCGTCAAAATATCCAAGCGGAAAAATCGCGGCCGATATTTCCAGCGCCCGCGCTTCAATCTCGCGACGGATTTCAGCGGCTTCATCGCCGCCGCGATCACCGCCCATCAAAAAGAAAACGGCGCGCCGCTAACCACGACGCGCCGCCCCTTTCCGGTCCCGCGCTTAGCCCCATAGTACGCAGCACGACCGAGCCTTGAATTGTCGCCACGAGCACACGACGAATCAGCGAAGGTTTTTGGTTCCCGGCAGCCGGTCGCCGAGAGGAAGTGGGCCGCGCCGCCAAGACTATCACTTTCGGCCCCTCACGCCACCCATAAGCCCGGCGCGCATCGCCACCAGCAACGCCAGCGTCAGCTCCCACCGCTCGAGCGATATCCCCGCCTCGAGCACCGCCGACCACGGCCGCTTCACCGCCTTATTTTCCGCCTCCATATTTGCCAAATGCGACAAAGCATCCGCGCGCGCTTCCGCCACCGTTTCAATTGAACGGGTTAACGCTTTCTCCGCCTCAGCATCATCCATCATCACAACTGCATCCGCCCATATCTTGGCGGGCTCGAGCAGTATGCGCCGCATTCCACTTTGCATCGGATTGCTCATGCCGCTTCACCTTCCCTGGCATACAACGACACCGCCTTAACCTCACCGCCGGTTACGCTTTCCACCGCTTGCGCTGACGCATGATGGCGCGGCGACCGCAAGCCGCTCGCCCAATGCTGCACTTGCATCCGGCTTACCGAATGCTTTCCGGCCAGCTCGACCGTCAGACGATCCGCCATTGCTTTGTGGCTCACACCTTCCCGCTTTAACCACTCCGATAATTTCAATTCATCGCTCCCGGTTACAGTTTCGATCATCTGGCCTATTGCAATTCCGTCCAACATGCAACAGATTGTTGCAGGAAGGGGCGCGACGCACAGCAGCCCCGGCCGCAAGACCCCAGCAACCCACCGCAACAGGAGGCGCACCCCATGAAATCAACCGGCCAAGCCAGACGTTTAGACGGCAATCCAGAAACCACCCGCGCGCACGCCACCCCCGCTTGCAGGGAGTGCGGTGCGCCCATTACGCCAACAGGCGTCCAGCGCCGCTTGTATTGCGATAAGGATTGCCGGCGGATATTCAACAACCGCCGCCAGCAGCAAGGCGCGATGCTTTATGATCTATTCATGGCGCTTCGCTATGACCGCAAAGCCGCCACCGCCGCCGGCGCATGGAAGCTTGCAACCCGCGCCGCCGGCCAGTTCCGCAACGCCGACGAACAAGAGCGCGACGCGCGCCCGAGCTGGCGACCGATCAATGAAGTCGTGGCGGAGAACCCAAGCCTACGCGCCACCGCCCACCTCATCCGATAGGAGCTAACGCCATGACCCGCGACCGCATCCGCCACCTATCCACCCGCACCGGCCAAGCCGGCCGTATCAAATATGTCTGGCAGCCAGGCCCGCACGCCCGCCGCTCCGGCTGGAAAGCCGAGGCGCTTGGATATGACGAGCCCGCAGCGATCGCTCGAGCCCTCGAGCTTAACCGCGCGCTTGACGCCTGGCGCGACGGCGACGCGCAGCCCGGCCTCGACCTACCGACCGCGCCAGGACGCGAGCCAGGCCACACGCTCGCCGCGCTGATCGACGCCTATCAGGCCAGCCGTCACTATCCGACCAACCCGAAGACTCGGAAAAGCTACGCCGCCAATCTCGCGACGATCCGCGCCTGGGGCGGGAGCCGCGCCGTCTCCGCGATCCGCGCCGCCGACGTGCAACAGTTCTATGAATCTTACGCCGGCCGCACACATCAAGGCGCGGCAATAATTGGAATGCTCCGCACCCTTTACAATGCCGGCCGTCTTATGGGCCGCGCGCCCGACGCCAACCCGGCCGCGCGCCAGCACCTTCGCCAGCCCCGCCCGCGAGAGGCAATGTGGAGCGACGATTGCATCGCGGGATTTACCGAAGCCGCGCGCGCGGCCGGCTTGCATTCCGTCGCCACCGCTATCCACCTGTCATCCGAAGCGGCGCAACGCCAGACGGATTGCCTCGCGCTGACGTGGAGCATTTACCAAGCCGGCGCGCTATCGTTCCGCCAGTCCAAACGTCAACGCCTTGTCTCGGTCCCGGCGACGCAACGCCTCCGCGCACACCTCGCCGGCCTCGACGCAGCAGACCCGGCGCGGCCGTTCGTGGTCAACGAGCGCACCGGCCAGCCCTATCTCGAGGCGGAGTTTCAAAGCGCGTTCAACCGCGCGCGAGAAGCCGCAACCCGCGCTGGCGTCCGACATGATGGCTTACAGTTCCGCGACCTTCGCCGCACTGGCGTTTGCAATATCGCCCGCGCGCAGATCGAGGTTCATGGCCAGGTCGATCTAGCTTCCATCGCCGCCGTGACCGGCTGGACGATCCAGCGCACGCACCAGATCATCGACCACTATCTGCCGCGCATGGCAGCCGTTGCCGCCAGCGCCATCACCACCCTAGACACAGCCCGCAACCAGAAGGAAGCCACCCAATGATGACCACGGCGACACCGCAAGCATATAGAAGTTGCCCGCATACCGGCCGGCTTTGCGCGGCGGCAGCTTGTATTCAACCGACGTGCAAAGAAGTCTACCAGACGGATATGTTGTGCGCCGAGGTTCAAGATGACTGGCGCAGCTTGATGAAACTAATCAGCGCACGCCATCAAAAGCGTGCGCTGATCCATCAAGACTTGCGTTGTATCCGCCACCGCGTCGCGCACCCGCAGCCATTCCGGCTCGATGGCGCCACGCTCCGTTAGCCTATCAAGCCCCGCCGCCAGTCGGCCTTGCACTTCCACCGGCCACTCGACCAGATCAGGACAGACCACCACCGGCCGCGAGAGCTTAGCCGGCGCCCCGCCGCAGGCGCTCAACCATAGAATCATAATCACCGGGAGAGCGCGCCAGCGCCTCCGCCATTCGCTTCCGCGCATCGTCACTTTCCCTTACAGCCTCGAGCGTTGAAGTCAGCTCAGCCAATTCGACCGCCCGCGTCACCCGCCCGCGCAGCGTCAACCACGCCACGCCAGCCAAGACCAGCGCGACAGCCGCCCACCGCAGCCACCGCGATCCAGCCAGCCACACCAGCAGCCGACCGCCAATCATTCCACCTGTTAGAAACATCATCGCTCTCGCAGCAGGCGCGCGACGATCCGGTTGCCGCCCACAATAACGAACGCCACCAGCGCCAGGCCAAGCCCGCCAACCACGACCAGTTGCGCCCAGCGATCCAGCCCGCCGACTTGACTGGCGACCGCGCCGGCCACGCCAGCAACAGACACACCGCCGCTGATCGACGCCGCCAGCTCTTTAG